TCCTGAACGAAGGGATGACAAAAATTGAGGCAATCAACATGGCTGAAGGTTTGGAAACAGGAATGGCAGAGTCGTCCCCGTGAAACGGTCTTCTACCTATATGTCGGAATTGGAGTCGCCCTGTTGGCGGCTTTTTTCTTGGTCTGATGAGGTCGAACTAGGCGGTGTTGATCCCGACTTCGATGCCGTTGACCTCGATGAAATAGAAGAACTCAACATCAACCTGCTGGAAGAATAAATATGGCAAGAGAACAGAAAGGCAGGATGGACGAGGAGCGGCTGCGCGCCGTCCTTGACGCGGAGATTCGCCAGGCCAACGGCTACACCGACGACCAGATTTCCGAAGATCGCCGTGAAAACCTTGAGTTCTACTATGCCCGGCCTCTAGGAAACGAGATTGAGGGCCGCTCGCAGTTTGTCTCTTCCGACGTGCAGGACGTTGTTGAAGGCATGATGCCCGACATGATGGAGATATTTGCGTCGGGGGATAAACTTGTCACGGTGGACCCTGTTGGCCCCGAGGACGAGGATACGGCCATTCAGGCGACGGACTACCTAAACTACGTCTGGATGAAGGACAACGACGGCTTCAGCATCCTTCACGACTGCATCAAGGACGCCCTTCTACAGAAAACCGGCGTTATCAAGATATGGTGGGAGGACGAGAAGGAGGAAAAGCGCGAGAGTTACGAGAACCTCAACTCGCTTGCCCTTCAGGAACTTGAAAAAGACCCCGACATTGAGATTGTCGAATACGAGGAATCGCCTGCACATCCTGATATGGGCATGTTCTTCCCTGACGGCGTGTCGCATGAGGTCACGGTCATTCGGACCCATAATGTCGGTCGCCTGAAGATTATGGGCGTCCCGCCCGAGGAATTTCTGATTTCGCGCCGCTCGGTCGAGCTTGAGGACGCGGATTTCACCTGTCACAAGACGCTCAAGACCGTTTCCGAACTGCGTGAGATGGGCTTCAGCGACGATATCATTGAATCTCTGCCCACACATGACTCGCAGACCTTCAACGAAGAACGCATTGCCCGCTTTGCAGACGATCAGGATTGGCCGGAATACGATTCCTCGCTTGACCCGTCGATGCGAAGCGTGTGGATTTACGAGTGCTACGCCATGATCGACTACGATGGTGACGGTATCTCGGAGATGCGACAGGTTCTTCTCGCCGGTCCCGGCTACAAGGTGCTGAGTAACGAGGCGGTAGACCACCACCCCTTCGCCGCGATGGTGCCCATTCGGATGCCGCACAAGTTCTTTGGCCGCGCCGTGGCTGACCTGGTGAAAGATATCCAGATCATCAAGTCCACGGTCGAGCGTCAGATGCTTGACAATATGTATCTGATGAACAACTCCCGCTCTGCGATTAACGACCGCGTGGATATTGACGATTACCTTTCGTCCCGTCCCGGTGGTTACGTGCAGGTTGAGGGCGAGGGTCCGGTTAGCGATTCAATCCAGCCGATTATGACGCAGCCCCTTGGCAGCTACGCCATGCAGATGATCGAGTATTTCGACCAGACCCGTGAGGAAAGAACGGGCATGTCACGGCTGGACCAAGGCATTGACCCCGACGCGATGAACAAGACGGCGACGGGCATTAACCTGATGATGGGCCGGTCGCAGAAGCGCAAGCTGTTCGTCGCACGAACACTCGCTATCGGCCTCCGCGCCGCGATGAAAAAGACCTACGCCCTGATTACCTCCCACCAGACGCATGAGCGCATTATCCGCCTGCGGGGGAATTGGGTGCCGATGGACCCGCGTTCATGGAACACGGAAATGGACGTGACGGTGAATGTCGGCATTGGCACGGGCACGAACGAACAGAAAACGATGGCCGCAAAAGGCTCCTTGGACGCCATGTCAGGCATTATCGAGCTTCAGGGCAATATGGAAGGCCCGTTGATAACGTGGCAGGAAATCGCCACCGCCTCACAGAAGTTCATCGGCTCTCTAGGCGTGGCCGACCCGAAGCTACTGGTCAAGGACTTCAACGGCCAGATGCCCGAACCGAAGCCCGACCCCAAGCAGCAAGAGGCACAAGCCAAGATGCAGCTTGAACAGGCCAAGATGCAGATGGAACAGCAGAAGTTGCAGCAGGACGGCCAACTGTCTCAGGCGCGTATCCAGGCTGACATGCAGTTCAAGACGCAAAAAGCACAGCAGGACGCGCAGGTTGCACAGGGTAAAGCCGCCGCCGACATTCAGGTTCAGCGTGAGAAGGCACAGGCCGAACTCGCTCTGAAACGTGAGGTTGCAGAGGCGGAATTGAACCTGAAACGGCAGGAACTTGGGCTGAAGTCTGAGGAACTAAGGGTGAACACGGCCCTGAAGCAGACCGAACTAGAGACTGACGCACAGATCAACCGCGAGAAGATGCGTATGGACGCGGAACAGGCCGAACGCAACTCACAGCGAGAGTCCGCGCGTGAGAGTGAGCGTTCAGCACAAGAGAATGTTTCACATGAAACAAAGCAGGAACAACCACCGTCCACCGTTGTTGTCGTAGAGGGCGCCAAGCAGGCAGGCGTCAAGATCGTTCGGGACAAGGACGGGAACATAACCGGGGCTGAACCTGATGGCGACTGAGGGGAAACTTCAGGTCGGCGTCAAGGACGAATACCTTGACACTGTAGAGGTCACGCAGACTGACGGGCAGGTTACGCACCGTGAAATGGTGTCGGTGGGCGACCCCGATACATTGGCCGCGAGGGCGGCGGTATCAAATACGGTGGCGGAGGGCTACGGCCTTGTGACGCGTCCTGTGTTGCCGACGGATGCCTTTGGCAGGATTAGGGTCAGTAACCCGACAACGCTTTTTGACAGCAAGCAGATATTCGACAAGCAGACGTTGTTCTGGGACGATCAGGAGGTCAGCGGGTCCGGCACGTCGTCCACATATTCGAAGGCCCGAGCGTCAACGGTTATCGCTGTTGGGTCAGGCGCCGGGAAGCGGGTTCGGCAGACGTTCCAGCGGTTTAATTACCAGCCGGGCAAGTCTCTTTTAATCCTCTGCACCGGTCGCCTTGATACGGCGCCCGGGACGGGCATTGACGCCTCTATGGGGTATTTTGACGACGACAACGGCGCATTTATGCGGTCGAAAGACGGTGTATTGAGCGTGGTTATCCGGTCAAGCGTCACGGGGTCTGCGGACGATTCGGCTGTCGATCAAGCCGATTGGAACGGCGATAAACTGGACGGGACCGGGCCGAGCGGGGTCACACTCGACCTGACGAAGGTTCAGATCGTCTACATTGATTTTGAGTGGCTCGGAGTCGGGTCTGTTCGTTTCGGGTTCGTTATAGACGGGCGGTTCATTCTGGCGCACCAGTTCAACCACGCCAATGACAAAACGTCGGTTTATATGTCGCTGGCCAACCTGCCATTGCGGTTCAGCATAGAGAACACAGGCGGCGGGAGCGCGACCGGCCTTGAACATATTTGCTCTACGGTTATTAGTGAGGGCGGGTCGCAGAAAACGGGCGTTGTGCGGTATAAGTCGACAGAGGGGACGCACGTTGACGCAAACACAGCGGATACAATTTACGCGGTTGTTGGTCTGCGGTTAAAGACAACGCACCTTGCCGAATCCATTACGCTTGAAGGCATAACCGCCATTAACCAGCAGGTGGACGATTTTGAATGGTTATTGCTATTCAATCCCACCGTTGCGGGAACATTTACCTATTCCGACGAGACAAACAGCGCGATTCAGACCGCGACAGGCGCGACCGCCAATACCGTGACCGGCGGCACGGCGTCAAGCGGGGGCGTTGTGAAGTCGAGTAACAGTTCGGGCCAGATTTCCGCAGAGGTTCCTAGTGCGCTGAGGCTTGGCGCCGCCATCGACGGAACGCGGGATACGCTGGTTCTGTGTGTGCGGCCTTTATCGGCAAATGCGGACATAGAGGGCAGCATATCCTGGCGAGAGGCAACGTAGGTGCTTGCCGCGCTTCTGCTTAACGAGCCGGTCGCAGGGTCCGCGCGTGACCTGCAAGAGTTATATTACGAATGGGTTGAGTCCATCAGGCGTCAGAAGGGCAAGGCCGTCACCCAGGTTATGGACGTTGTGCCGGTCAGGACGTTGGCCCTCAAAAAGATTCTCCAAATTCCGCATGAGCGGGATGACAACGACGCACTCGCGTTGATTTTACTATCTCTGATCAGATGAAGGAAAGACTATGAAAAGCATGAAAGGTAAGGGTGTTCTCGCCAAGAACCGCGCCAAGGGCACTGTCTCCAAGGGCGGCGTGACCGACACCGCACCGCACTCGCTGAACGCCAAGCCGAAAAGCTACGGCGCCAACGTCAAGGGTTCTTCCGCAAAGACTTGGGGAAGCAATGTCTGACGAGGCAAAACTTCGGGAAGCCCGGACGGTCGGCGAAAAGGCCGTCCGGCTTCTTGAAAACGAGTTCTTCAAAGAGTTGATCGCGATGCAGAACAAGAAGGCGCACGATAAGTTCGCTGCATCGAAGGGCGGCGCGGAAGGTGACGACGAACGACGACAGGCCCACATCAGGCTTCAGATATTGCGTGACATGCTTTCTGATTTGAAGCGGTTGGGCCAAGTCGGAAATCAGGCCAAAAGGGAGTTGGAGTGAGGCAAATAGCCATTCTCGGCCTTTCCATGTCAACTCACGATCAAGCGCCTTGGACCGACGATAGTTGGGAAAAGTGGGGCCTGCCGTGGGATGACGGGTATTGGGCGCAATGTCAGCGTCTTTTTGAAATGCACCCCGTCAAGCTCCTGAAGGAACCCAAGGTCAGGAAATACGACTATTGGGAGCGTCTTGATGTTATCGGTGAGTGGAACATTCCGCTGTATATGCAGGAGGACTACCCCGAATGGGGGGCGAAGGCATTTCCTCTGGATGACCTTTTGCAGACGGTATTCAAGAACTTCCCCCGCAAGGGTTGGGAGGACGCGCAGGTTGATTGGTATAATTCAAGCCCCGCCTACATGATCGCCCTTGCCATCCACGAGCACATGACGGGGAAACCCGTGCGCCGGATCGGGCTTTGGGGCATCGACGTAAACGAGGACGGCGAGTTTGCCTACGAGCAGCCGTGCCTCTCCTTTTTAATCGGGTTCGCTATCGCCAAGGGGATTGAGGTCTTTATCCCTGAAGGCCCAAGCGCCCTTTGCAAATTCCATGCAAGTATCAAACTTGCCCACCTGAAGCCTGAATATCACAAGCGATACGGCTTCCTGAAAGAATAGAGGGTAATCATGTCAGATGTTACCGAGGCCACTCCTTCACCGGAAGCCTTACCAGTTAGTGACGAATCTTCGGCCATCGACCTTATCGGTAATCTGTTGGACCCTTCACCGGATACTCCACAGAACGATGCGCCAACCGTTGAGGCCACCCCTGATGCGGAGCCTCAGACGGAAGCAACGGAGGAAGCGGAAGCTGAACCCGAAGCGGAAGTGTCTGCAAGTGAAGAAGCAGGCGAAGAGCCAGACGAGATCGAACTTCCGTCATCCATTACGGACCTTGCAGAAGCATTGGGCGTCCCTGTTGACGACTTGCTGAACATAAGGGCCAAGGTGGGTGATGAGGAACTATCGCTCTCTGAGCTACAGCGCGGCCACCTTCGTGAAAGCGACTACACACGCAAGACACAGGCACTTGCGGAGGAACGGCGAGCAGTTGACGCCGCAAATCAGCAAGCGCAGGCACGCATACAGGCACGTGAGTCGAAACTTGCCGATCTTGAGACTGCCCTACAGTCGCAGTTTGACGCTGGTTATTCAGAGGACAATCTGGAGGCCATTGCCGAGAACTACGGCTACTCCTCTGAGGAATACGCCCGCTCGAAAGAAACGGCTGAACGTCAGAGGATGGCACTGGACGCCGTGAAGCAGGAACGCGACCGCACCCGTCAGGAAGCGACGGACACGCAGACGCGGGCTATGGCTGAATTTCGAGGCGCCCAACAGAAGAATCTTCTAAGCCGTCGTCCAAACCTTGCGAAGCCCGAAGAACTACAGACGTTCGAGGGCGGGATTAAGGAGTATATGGCGGCACGGGGACTCAGTGACGAGGAAACAACCCGTTTCTTCGCGACATTTGACGACCGGCACCTTCAGATCATCGAGGACGCGAAAGCGTATCGGGATATGACGACCGGAAAATCAAAGTCGAACAAGCTGAAAACCCTTCCGAAGATTACGAGGCCGGGACAATCAAAGGGTCTGCCAGGTAAAGCCGACAAGCAAACCAAGTTGCGTGACCGTCTGAGAAGTGGTCGAGGGAAGCCCAAGGCATCGCAGGAATCTGCGGCCCTCGACTTTATCGCAAACGCTCTTGAGGAGTAAGGGATATGGCAGTTCCAGCAAATACCTTTATCTCCCGTGCCGCTATTGGCAATCGGGAAGATTTGTCTGATGTTATTTATAATGTCAGTCCAACCGACGTTCCGTTTCTGACGGGCATCGGTCGAACCAAGGCTTCGGCCACCACCCATGAATGGCAGACTGACGCATTGGCTGCGGCTTCTTCGTCCAACTCTGTTGCTGAAGGTGACGACGCGACGACCACGGCTATCACGGCGACTGTTCGCCCGACCAACCGTTGTCAGATTTCCGACAAGGTGCCCCGCGTAACGGGCACGCAGCAGGCTGTTGTTTCAGCCGGTCGTCGGGATGAACTCAGCTATCAGATTTACAAGGCAAGTCTGGAACTGCGTCGGGACATGGAGTCCGTCCTTCTCTCCAATACCGCTACAGTCGAGGGTGACACCACGACCCCGCGTCTGTTGGGTGGCATTGAGGCATGGATTGAAACCAATACCAGCTTTGGCACTGGTGGTTCTACCGGAACGTCCGGTTCGACCGCTCGCACTGACGGCACCAACCGCGACCTGACGGAAGCATTGCTCAAGACTCAGATTGCTTCAATCTGGAACGCGGGCGGTGATCCTGACTGCATCAGTGTTGGTTCGTTCAACAAGCAGAAAATCTCCACCTTCACCGGCAATGCCACTCGGTTCAAGACAGCCGAGGACAGCACCCTGAACGCGACCATCGACGTGTATCAGAGTGACTTCGGTGATTTGGAGATTGTTCCCAACCGCTTCCAGGTTGCAGAATCGACCCTGATTTTGCAGAAGGACTTGTGGGCTGTTGCTTATCTGCGCCCTGTGCAGATCGTCAACCTCGCCAAAACGGGTGACAGTGAGCGCCGTCAGGTTCTTGCCGAATACACCCTTGAAGCGCGGAATGAAGATGGCTCGGGTGCCGTCTTTGATTGCTCCACTTCCTAAACCCTGAACTGAGAGGATAAGCATATGAAAAAGTTTATTGCAGCATTTGCAGTCCTCGCGGTCATGGGTCTGTCGTTGCCTGCGTTTGCCGGATGGAATATCCAGCAGCAGGGCAACGGCGGGGCAGTCTGGACTGACGGTGACGGAAACTCCACCCCGGTTGGTGGCGGTTCGGTTATCAATGTCCGTATTGCAGACTTGTCCACGGCGGCGACTGAATATGTCGTTCTCCGCCGTGCGGGTGAGATTGTTGCGCTTTACGGCGTTTCAATGTCTCCAAGCGCCCTGAGTTCGGGCGTGGACAATACCATTACCGTGTGGCTTGAATCTTCCGCTACGAACGGCAATTTCCTTGCCGTATCCGGTGGGAGCATCACCCTTGCTGCGGCGTCTGATGCCGGAACAAATGAGGCTGATACCGACTTCGAGAGAAATTCGGACGGAACCTCTACCGGCACGCAAAACGCTGCTAGTCAGGGCCAGGTCATTGCCATTCACACCGATGGGTCGGGCACGGGGGCAACTCCGGGCATGATCACAATCGTTATTGAATGACCAAAACCATCTCGGGGGCGGCGGGTTTTCTCGTCGCCTCCCTTTTCTTCTTTCCGCCCATCTTCAGTCAAGAACCGAGATGGGCGATTTTGTATGTATTTGGCGCAGTGGCGCTGATTTATATTCGACGGATTCCCGTTGAGGCTTTGCTTGGCCTGCCGTTTCTGGCATGGGCCGCGCTATCTCTTTCGTGGTCGCCTGACCCCGGAGAGGGCTTCATAGGGGTGACGAGCATCCTTGTATTAGGGGCGCTGTTCGTCGTGATTAGGAAGATGCGGCACGATCATTTCCCGGTAATCGCTTCGCTGGCCATACTCGGGGCGCTGGCTCTGACGAGCATATTCCCCGGCCTCTACGGTGGATTTGGCAACCAGAACTGGATTACCGAGTTCGTGCTGCTTCTTTCACCCTTTGTTCTCATATGGCGGTGGGGGCTTATTCCTCTCGCTGCCGCCGCATTTTACCTCTCATGGGTCAATAACTCATACACCGAATTGCCGGTTCTGTTTGTGCTGCTTGTCGTCATAGCGGTGCGGTGGCGCTGGTGGGCGGGGGTTCTTCTCGCCGCTCCTGCGGTTGTGTGGATTGGCTGGTTTCCTGATGCGTTGGGTCCGGACTTGTTTTCGTCCCTCACGTCCCGCGCGGAGGTAACGATTAACAGTGTTCACCTTTGGCTTGAGTCCCCGATATGGGGTCACGGCCTTGGTTCCTTCAATTACGACTACGCCCGCTTTCAGGAATCGCACCTTGGCCTGTTGTCAGGAACGGCGCTGTTTCCTGTGACCGTTTACGTGGGCGCGGCACACAATGAGGTTCTTCAGTGTCTTGTAGAATTGGGTCTAGTGGGGGTCGGGCTGTTCGGCCTGTTCGCACTCGGGTTAATACGGCTTCCGGATACGCCAGTTCAGTGGGCAGCAAGCGCAAGCCTGTTGATCGGGGCGACCTTAAGCCTGTTTGCGTTTCCCCTGCAAAACCCCGCAACGGCCTTCGTCTTGATTACGGCTATGGCTATTTTGTCCGCCTCGCGTTCGCCCTCTGTTCTATCGGGATTTTATCAATGGTCTGGCCTTCGGTCAAGGCTCACTGGAAGTTAAGCGAGGCACAGTATTTCATCTCCGCCGATCCTGTTCGCGCACTTCAGGCGAACCTGGACGCGGTTAATGCCTTTGAATATGACGCGAAGCCTCGCAGACAGCTTGCCCTGACACTTGCGACGTTAGAGGCCAATTCTGACGTGACGCTGAAACTGTCGCCTGAAGCGGCTGATCAGATGTATGCGATTACCGCGACGGCTGCGCCTCATACGCCCGCCGTGCTTCTTACGAGGTTTCAGCACCTTCTGTTGAGTGGCCGCTGGAAAGAGCGCCGCGCAGAGACAGACGCGATTGTTGAAGAATTGAAACTTAACGCCTCCCTTCATCCCGCCGTATGGCTTGCCGTTGCGTCTTACGCATCCATGACAAGGGACGAGGCGGGCTTGATATCAGCCCTTCACAGGTTACGCCAACTTGATGAAGGAATGTTCCGCGAGATTGCACCTAAACTTGGCGTGGAGGTTAAAAGATGAAGTTCATTGGAATCATGCTGGCCGGTCTATTGGCCGCAAGCGCAGCACAGGCGGAGACATTCTTCTCGTCGTCCGGCAGCAATACCCTCAACGCAACCGCATCTGAGGCCACGTCCTTTGCGGGTGCAGGAACGGGTCAGTTCTTCCGGGTGTCGTTTCTGAACGCGGCAAGCGGTTTCGTGGGCTTCTCGGCAACGCCCTATTCGGCCACCGCCGCGACCAACCCCGTCTATATCCCGCCATCAACCGCAGTGTTTATCGACGGCAAGCGGCGTGAAGTGATTATTCACTATGTCTCCCAAGGTGGCGGCACGGTGATTGTTGAGGAGGTCCAGGCGTCCAAATGAAGAAACTTCTGGATTCTCATAGCGGCGTTACTACGAACTTCCATTACGACGAGATGACCGACACTTCGACCATCAGCCGTGAACAGGACGTTGAGGCTATCCTTGAGAACAACAAGGCGCTTCAAACCCACAATGACGGATATTCGCCGTCGCGTGAAATGAAGCGGGTTGCCTCTATCCCAATGGTTATCGCGGAACAGTGGATGAAGGAGGACGGCCTTAACTGGATGAACCTGCCCAAACACGAAAAGGGCATGTATCTCCGGAAGAAGCTGAACTCGTCGGATTACCGCTTTCTCAAGACCTCTGAAGGAACCTTTTGATGAGTTTTGATAGCTATGCGGGCCTTCAAACGGCGGTCGCCAACTGGCTTGGTGACGACAATCTGACAGCCCGCATACCCGAGTTCATCACGCTTGGGGAATCCCGTATGCGGAAAGACCTTCGCATCAGGTGCCGCGAGCTTGAGGCAACGGCTGATCTTGCGCTGACGGCAAACACGGCCTCTGTTGCCCTCCCGACAACGGCATCGGACTTCATGGGGGTTCGCAGACTGTATCTGAATACCTCCACGCGCCGCCGTCTTGACTTCCTGCCGCCTGATGATTTTTACGACAAACGGGCGTCTACTCAAACAGGGACGCCAAACGCCTTCACCATTGAGGGCGAGACTTTCGTATTCGGGCCTATTCCAGACAAGGCATACACGGCGAAGCTGCTGTATTGGGATTGGCCGGGGGCGATTTCGGCATCTAATGTTCCCACTTTGTTCACCAAGTATCCAGATATTTACCTGTATGCCGCCCTTCTGGACGCCACCCCGTATCTCGGGGAGGACCAACGCCTTGCAACGTGGGCAAGCATGTTCGACAACGCGCTGGATAACCTGAAGAAGATGAGCAAGCGCGACCGAGTGCCCACAGCATCCTCCATGCAGACGGACGTATTCGGCATATGAAGATATCTCGCTCTCTGAGGGGCCAGCAGAGGCCGCACAAGCGCACCACGGTCCCCTTTGGGCTATGGCGCCCTGATATGCCGGATTACGCCTCGGACGGCCTTATACGAGCCGAGAACTGCGTCCCCCATCATTCGGGGTATAAGGAGTTCCCTTCCCTCTCCGTGACGAGTGACGCCCTGTCAGGGACCGTTCTAGGGGCCATGAGCGCACAGGATGATAGCGGCGTGACGAGAATCCTTGCCGGTGACGCCTCAAAACTTTACCGGCTCAGTGGTTCATCGTGGTCTGATGTTTCCAAGTCCGGTGGATATTCGGTATCCGACGCGGATTGGTGGGAGATGGCGAAGTGGGGCAACCAGGCGATAGCGACCAACATTACAGACGCTGTGCAGGTTGCCAACCTGAATACGGGTCTTTTCGCTGATCTGTTTACCTCAACCCTGAAGCCCAAGGCGCGTCATTTGGGGGTTGTCCGGCAGAGATTTGTTGTTATCGGGAACCTGAACGAAGGATCAACGGCATACCCTTACCGTGTGCGGTGGACGGCCATTGACGACGCGACGGACATAGACCAATCACAGGTCACGCAGAGCGACTTTCAGGATTTGCGGGATGATGCGGGCTGGGTCAATGCGATTGTCGGTGGCGAATATGGGCTTGTCTTCCAGGAGCGCGGCATCACCCGCATGACATACGTTGGAACGCCCGAAGTGTTCCAGATGGATTATGTTGAACGTCAGCGCGGGGCATGGGCACCACGGTCGGTTGTTCCTCTCGGTCAGGGCGCGTTTTTCCTCTCAGACGAAGGGTTTTTCTTCTTTACCGGCGCAGAGGCGATTCCGATTGGCGACGGCAAGATTGACGAATACCTGCTTGATAACCTGAATTACGCATACCGGCACAGAATCATCGGGTCACTGTATCCGGGCGATCATGCTGTGGCGTGGACGTTTCCCACCAATGCACAGGTTGGCGGCAATCCTGACAAGATGCTGATCTTCCATTGGCCGACGCAGGAATGGTCGCTGGTTGATCTGGATATGGACCACATCTTCTCTGCCCTCTCGGTCGGCTTTACGCTTGACGATCTGGATACTGTTTCCACGTCGCTGGATGATCTTCAGTTCTCGCTTGATTCCCCCGTCTGGAATGGCGGCAATAAGCTGCTTGCGGGCTTTGACACCAATCACAAATACGGCGTGTTCAACGGTGACGCCCTGACGGCCCTTTTCGAGACAAAGGAAAAGCGGTTTAACTCGGGCAAATCCACCATCAAGACGGTGCGGCCCTTGGTCGAGGGGACAAGTCAGACAACCACGGTCGAGATTGGTCACAGGAATACACAGGCCACGGCGCGGTCATACACCACGGCACGGACTATCGGTGATAACGGTTGGTCGAACCACCGTGACGACAACAACGCGGCACAGTTTCAGAATGTGCGCGTGAATGTTGCGGGCGGCTTTGACGACGCACAGGGCGTTGAAATCGAGGCTTACCCGCGCGGTAGGCAATAATGGCACAGACACCGACAGGTTCCAGCCTTCAGCCGCCGGGTTCAATTCAGACATGGACAGGGCTGCAAAACTATCTTCGGCTTGTCTATGAGGCCATTCGGAGACTGCATGACGGCAAGATAGGGTCAACGGGGTCTGTGACGCTGACGGCAAACACAACCACGACCACGCTGACGGACGCAAAGGTTGGCGGGGATTCGGTAATCACCTTCATGCCCACGACCGCAAACGCGGCACTTGAGTTCTCGGGCATGATTTCACTCGACACGGCGGCAATGTATGTGAGTGCGCGGGCGCAGGGTTCAGCAACCCTTACACATGCTGACAGCACGACGACGGACAGAACCTTCAAATACGTAATATTGGGGTAGGGACATGAGCTTTTTCAGCGATCTATTTGGAGGCGGCGGCTCACAGCAGGGCACGAGCACCGTTATTCAGCAGGCAAGTTCAGAACCCTTTTCCGAACAGAAGCCGTATCTGCGGCAGCGGTTTCAGGGCGCTGCGGACCTTGCGGGCGGGCTTGATCAGATTGATGAAGCCAAGCTGCTTGAGCACCTCCGAACGACCAACAGCCCTCTGTATGCCAAGTATCTGACGGGCGAGACAGCGGCGACAGGCGATGACCTTGTTACCGCCGCCCGCGCGACGATCAATGACCTTGCCGCAAATGATCCCGCAGCCCTTCAGGGCTTGACCACGCAGAAGCAGATGGCCGAATACTTCCCCGGCCAGACCTTCGTGAACTTTGCCCCCGAGACATTGGAGGCGATGGGCGGGCTTGCTGATCAGGCCCGCGCCCCTGACCCCATGCTTGAGGCTGCGCGTAATCAGGCGCAGTCTACCATTCAGGGTGACTTTCTGAGCGCGGGAAACCCCTACTTTCAGCAGATGGCGCAGAGCATCGGCAACACTGTTCAACCGCAGGTTCAGTCCCGCTTCGGGGTGTCTGGACGGGGCGGCAGTGGGGCGGAGAACTCCGAGTTCACACGCATCATGGCAGACGCCTTGGCTCCGCTTCAGTATCAGAATTACGAGACAGAGCGAGGCCGACAGC